GTTGTAGCTGAAAAAGCCCTGAGTACCGTAGGGGTTGGACAGCTCGATCTTGCTCGGTGCCTGAGCATGGAACTTGATCTTGCCGTGACCCTTCAGGCCGACAGTACCGAATGAACCCTTGGTGGGGAACAGGATCGGGAATACGTCGAAACGCTCTTCGCCGTTGGAGTAGCTGTCGTAATCGGCGAAACCGTTCGGGGTATCGACGAAAGCGTTCAGCGCAGTTGCACCAGCAGCGTCCAGGGTGGTAACAGACAGTTCACCTGCACCAGCACCGTACTCGCCATCACCGTCAACGGTAGTAGACGGAGCAAGACCACCAGCACCACGGTAAACTACCGCAGACTCGGACTCGATGAAACGAACTTCGTTCATGGCACCAACTTCGCCTTCTGCCAGGTTACCAGCTGCAGCGTACTTGTGTACCGGAATGAAAGCCCACTCGGTAGTGCCGTTATCAGTAACGGTACCGCGAATGGTGTTCTCGAGGTCATACTTCACTTCCGGGCCAATGATGGCGTAGAAAGCTTTGTTGACAGTACGAGTATCGATCTTGGTAGAACCAGTCACGATTGAGGTGTTTTTCTCAGCACTGTTACGTACCAGGCGACGAACACCCTTGCGGATCAGATCGTAAGAAACACGAATCAGATCGTCGTCGTCACCAGCTACAGCACCAGCGTCTGAAGGAAGCTCGTCACCCAGAGTCTGGATGGCAGTAGCAGTACCTGCATACATGGTGGTAGTAGTGGTCAGCATGTCCAGCTGAATCAGGTCTTCCGACCGACGATTTGCCAGGTGACCCAGCTCTTCGCGGTAATGAACCTGAACGTGGTCTTCCGAGAACATCTCAACTTCGTCGGTGTAGTCAATCATTTCACCGTAACGAGCGAGAGAAGTCTCGATAGTTACCTTCTTGACAACCCGCTTGTTGATCGCACCAGCACCTTCGTACAGCGCAGCAGTACCAGAACCGTAAGCGGTTTGGCTGTGCTTGCCGTCACCTGAGCCAGTAGAGGTCAGACCATCGGATACATCAATGATGTTACGAGCCGAGAGATAACCTTTGGTGGCAAAATCGCCATCGCCAGTCTCGCGGTCGTAGATGTGGAGCCATTTCGAGACCTTGTAGGTCTTGCCCATGTTGAGGGGCATTGACCGGCGGTCAGCGAACTGAGCGTAAACATTAACGGCATTGGCGGCTTTTACACCAGCCTTGTCGTAATAATGGACGATGGTATTGGCTCCTTGTGTGGAGTCAGTACCTGAGTTATATACGTTTGAAACCATGATTCTCTCCTATAAAAAATACCAGTTTCGGTTAGCGGTTATTCATGACGCTATTGTACCAAGCGTCAAAATCTTCATCATTGTCGTCGAGATAATCAACGACACCCTTACGGTCTGCTCTTGCTCCAGTGGAGGATGCTGCCCGTTTGGCTTTGGCTTCTGATGATGCCGCTTCGAACTCTTGCTCTGCGTCTTGTGCCTTCTTGTTCAGCTCTTCAACTTGTTGGACAGCAGATTTGGCCTGTTTCTCCTTTTCTGCTGCCTGTTGTTGAGCGTACTGTTGGCCTGCAAGTACGTAGTATTCGATGTTCGATTTGGTATTTCCATCGAGCACTCTCATTTTCGTCGCGATTGGTGCAACCTTGTCGTATACACCGCTCTTGATATCATTGTGCAACCCAGCGATAACGCTAGGATTGCTTAAAACTGCTTCACGAGATTTGTCATCCCACTGGTTGTCGATTACATCGACTGTGAGTTTAAATTCCTCGTCTGCAGATATTCTACTGGTAATCTCTTCGATTGCCAACTGTGTTTCATCTTTTCCGTAGCTTTTCGCCTGGTAAGGATCGGTATCTTCCCCTTCTGTCAGGTCAAATGTATCGATCTTGTTGTCAGCTACAAGCTTACGGATGGCCCCTGCGTCTCCCTTGAGAGCGTCAATAGCCACGTTGAGTTGTTCCTGGGTGATGCCTTCAGACTCGAGAGCAGAGATCATCTTCCGATACGGAGCGATCTTCTGCATCTTCTTGGTGTAATCCATTGCCTGTCCGAAGACAGTTTCAAATTGGCTTACAACTTCATCCTTTGTGAATTCGAAATCCTGCCCATTGGCACGGAACTTCAGAATTTCAGCTTCGGAATTTGTCTCTGGCTCTTCGGAATCGGCAGTTTCTTCTTCTGATGGTTCTTTTCCATCTCCCTCCTCTTCAGCCTTTGTTTCGCTTTCTTCGGCTTCTTCTTTACTCTCGACTGGATCTGACTTGCCCTCAACGGACACTTCTTCGTCAGCTTCTCCAGTAAACTCTTCCAGGTTGTCTTCTTCTTCGCTTTCATCCTCCGAAGAATCGACCTGAAGAGGAGTATCATCTACGAGCTCAGGATCAACGTCTGCACCTTGAGACTTACGTATTTGACGAATTCCTTCAAGGGGATCGATATCGTTGGTGAATACGTCTTCTTCGGTCAATTCTTCTTCGGACATGATCTACTCCTAACTTTCCAGTTCGGCTTCTTCTTCGTCACTCAAGATGGGGTTCTTGGCTCCTTCGTAGAAGTTCTTGGTCATTTGAAAGAAATACATCAGATTGCTTGCAGCGATCAGGTCTTCCATTACATCACCACGTTTTCCCTGGTCTTTGATCTGAGGTACGGCAAGGAGACTTACGGAAGCTTCGACACTTTGGCCGAGGTAACCTTCCATGATAACTTTTTTGAAGTCTGCGTTCTGTTCGAGACGCTCTAAGGCTTCTCCCATTTCCAGGGCAAAGTTGTTGTCGAACGTTTCCAGTTCAACTGGTTCTTCTGAGGGATTGCTCATTATGAGTTCCTGTGTTGTGGTTAAAAATATGTTACCCGCTGAGCGAGTGACTGAATGGTATAATAATTTATACCATCAGGTCAACTACTGAACGGTTGGTTTTTGCTCTTGGGCTAGATTTGCTTTATGTTCTTCTCGAATAAGATCTTCCTGCAGATCCCTTCCTTCAGTCTTCTTGATAAAGTCTTGGTCCAGTAGATCAGTCTTCGAGCCAAGTTCACGAGCTTTCGCTTTGTTAAGCTCAGCCTGAGCATTCTTGGCCTTGATGTCGAATACGTTTTCTTCAGCACGAGAGTTGCGTTCTCTGATCTCAGCTTCCATCTTTTCGATTTCGAGCTCAGCCATACGTACTTGCAGCGGATCAGGCTGAGGCTGATAGTTCTCGATTTGTGCAGCAAGATCAGGCATCTTCTTGAGCCTGGCAATTTGCGACATGATTATGTTTCTCATTCCTTGATCCATTGACTGCCCCAAAGTTTGGAGCATGAAGGCAAGTTCCTGTGCCTTCGCAGCATTCTCCTCCGAGGTAGATACTTCTACCTCGATGTCTATCTCGCCCTGTAGATCATCCCTACGAATGTTTACAAACTCTTTGTTGGTTACTCGGATCACCTCCTCGGGTCTCAGGAATTTACTATTGTAAGACATCCATTTACGAGCAAGCGGAATAATCAAGTTTTGGGCTAAATTACGGACAATATCCCCGCGACGAATAGCTACAGCGTCTAACACGCCGCTAGCTGCTTTTGCAGTGGAACCGAGCTGTGCGCCCTGAATACCACCAGAAAATGCTTTTACACCAACCATAGAGTCATTCTCGTTGTTAGTCATCTCGAGAACGTGGAATACGGAAGGAGGAATGTTGTTGTAGGAACCCTCATAGAAATCGTCTTTCGATCCGTTGTACTCGAAATTCGACCCGTTGAGGAAACGCTTCTTGTTGAGAGGGTCCAGGGTACCATTACGAACACCTTTCTGAGCGTTATTCGCATTGGCCATATTGTCAATAATACCGCGTTTGATCGCAGTGTTGATCTTCTGGTTGTCGCTGAGGACTTCAGCTGCAGCTTCACCGAACAACTTGAACGGTGTGGAGTTAGCTGCTGCAACCAGGAAAGGAATCTCCTGATCCGGATAAGGATTATCTTCGAGCTGGATGATGTCATCTCCAACCCAGCTACAGACGATGGGAGTGGCAATACCATCTCCAGTCATGTCGAAGTTACCCCAGTACTCGTGTACCAGGATTTTCTTACGAGGTTGATCCTTGAAGCGAAACTCTGTTTCGTCTTCTGCATCAAAGTCTGCATGAGATGCTGATTCTGATTCAGCACCTGCCATGTTACGAGCTACTCGATCCAGGTTCTTGTATTTGCCCGCCTGGCGAAGAGTGGAAAGATCTGACTCGTAACGGTGAATGATGAACTGAGCCTTGCTCAGATCGCCTTCACATGTGGGATCTACGTAGAGGTCTTCTATCCTGCAGCACTCTGCGTGCGGACGATTCTCGAGAACTCGAAGCTTCTTGACCTTACGCATACCGATCTCGATGGGAGTAAGACTCAGCTCATCTACGCCATAGATCGGTACTTCTACTTCTTCGATTTTGTCTTTATAACGCCAAGAGGTCTTAACGATTACCGTGCCTTCAGCGTAATACAGCTTCACGACATCAGTCATGAAACGGTAGCGATTGAATTTCTTGGTGAACTGGTAGTTGAGAACTACCTCGTTCTGTTGTGCAGCTTTCACATCTTCTTCTGTAACAGGCTTGCACTTGATCATGTCCGTATCAGCTACGAACGGATCTTTTACAGACGGATGTTGCCATTCATCTTGACGCTTGATGTCCCGAGAGACAATAGCACTCTTGCCCTTCTGCTCGTTGCCGTAAGCTTCACCGTTGTACTCTTTGCGCCAGGTTTCTACGTTCTTTACGTTTTCCAAACGCAGAGAATCAGCAGACCGCATGTCATCCTTGAAAGCGTGTAGGAGCTGCTTCTTGGTAGGTTTCTTACCAGGTGCTGCTGATATCATGTCTTCCATTAGTAGGTTTCCGGTTCTTCAAGAACGATTTCACAATTACAGAGTTGTTCGAGTTCGTGTCTGAGAATTGCTATGTTTTCCCCATGAGACCGAAGTCTCGGCCAGATACGGTCTTGATTTTGTCTTAAGGTAATTAGATTATCATTTACAGAATGGTTGTTATCTTCCACGATTCTGATCAGGTTATTCATCTGTACAGCCATTTTTCCTTGCTCTACCGCTGTAGTGAATTGCCCTTTGGCTATCCAAAGCAGTAAACCACCAACGAGAGCAGCTCCTATGGTGGTAAGCCCAGTAACGATCCACTTTGGGGTAGCGGTCTCGACTACGTAGTGCTCTTGTGCGTATTTCTGGTTTGATGGGTTATTGGACATAAGGTTACCTGTTAAACATTTTCCTGATGGACTCTACGGCTCTTTCTCCACGACTCGCAAACCACCAGGCGACTGCAGTAATAGTAAGAAATATAATCGCATGAATCACGTATATAAACAACTCCTGCATCAGTTTGGGGTCTAAAGATTCCAAACCACCAACCAAGGCCTCAAGCCTAACGTATATGCTGAAAGAAATCCACAAAAGAGCGCAGGTAAGTATGGGTCTCATCAGTGTTTTTATAGTTGAAAGAACCCAATGCTCTTCTCGATGGGTCTTTTGACTTTTTATGCTTTCAATAAAAGCATCAGCACTTTTGATGTCGTCAGCTATCTGACCTTCGATCTGAGCATATTCCATCTGCTTGTCAGCTACCCGTTCAGCATGACTGTAGTACAGATTATCTCGTTCGATGTCTTTATCTACCAGGAACTGCTCGTGCTTGAATTCCAGCTCTTTAAGCTTCCTGACTTCTCGTTTGGTGAGGTATCCACCAAGCAAACCAACAATTGCGCCAAAGCCACCAGATGTAAAAAATTCTAAAATTAATTCAAGCATAGTCTTACCAAATAGTCAGTGATATAGGTTCTTCACCTACAAGCCTGTACAGGTCTCTCATAGCCTTTCTGCTACCCAGAACTGCAGGCTGTCCCGCAAGTGTTCCGTGATGTGTTCCTAATAGGATACATCCTTTGGTGTGTGACACCAAGTTTCCGTTGTGCATCAGTATCCCTGATCTGCCTTCTACATCCCTTACGTGCCATACGTTTCGGTACTTCCCGCTGGCAGATCTTGGCAAAAAGACGCACTCATAGGTGCCGTCTTTGATGCAGCTAATGTTTGCCTGGTTGTCTTTCCAGGGTGGTTCAAGAGTAGCAAAGGCCTCAGTACCAATAACTAAAACTCCCAGCGTACACTGGGAGTTCTTAGATCTACGGATGAGGTCTGCCCGAATCACTTCTTCTCGTCGATAAACCATTCCATGAAAGGTAAGGCACCTTTGGGAATAGGAAGATCTACCACCATAGACAGGGGGACCTTATCGCATTTCAGATCCAGCTCTTCAGACAGGAGAGTTTCAATACGTTTGGACCACTTGTCCTGATCTTTCTTCGGGAACTTGTAGATATTTTCTTCTTTGTCGAGCTTACCGTTACATTCCTCGATAAGAGCCATTCGACGTTCGTCGTAGTCTTTCAAGGCTTCACCCAAGGCTTTCTCGACATCTCGAAGCTTGTAAGCAGCACCGATTGATACAGTTTTGAAATCCAGGTCACGGAAGACCGGGAGGGAATTTACAGCAAGGCGTACAGTTGTTGTGAGCATTTCTCTTTCTCTAATGATTAAACAGGAAACAGTATACTAATCTTTACTACTATTGAAAACCCCGGCGTATAAAGAATTCAGGACATCCCAGATCTTCAATAGTGATCTTTTTCTCAATCAAGGCCATAGTGATGCCTTGTTGTATGTTGTTGAAGTACCCAGTAGTCATTTCACAAACACCGTCGAAGTATTCCATTTCAAAGGGTTTATCCTGATATTTCTTCTTTGCCAGGCGATAAGGATTAGGATCATTCGTTAAAGCCATTTCCAGGAAAGCTGCAGGAAAGGCTATGATATTCCTGAGAATCTCAGGAGTAGTAGTAATGATGAAAGGACGGAACTCTATAGTTTCGTTGATTGCCAGATGACCAAAGTTGATGGCTGGACGTTTAACTGTGTCTTCTGTTATCCACGCATCTACCCACTCATTCTTCATAACGGTATCGTTATTGTGGAGAGCAGCTGCGATAGCCTTTGGGTTATCTGGTGCCTGCATCATTCTGACCAGACTCTCAGGAGGATATGTGAGCGTCTTGATGTCCTTGTTGGCTTCTGCATTCCACACGTTGTAGGCTCCTTCGTAAGTTCCCACCATCTCGTGTACAAGAGGTGCAAGGTGTGGCCACCACTCAGTGCAGTAGAGAACCACCTTTTTGATTAACGCAGGACGTTCCAGTAGATAAGGCACCCTGATGTGCATGTGGATCGATCCAGGGAACCTTACGTCCCCTCTAAGGCATGTAGACAGTATATTGGTGATCTCGTCAAAGAGAGCCTCCTCTGAAGCCTGAGGGGCTACCTGAACTTCTCCACCATACAGGTTGTAGGTGGCACTGGGATCTATTCCTACACCGGCGTAGGTATGAGTAGCTACTTCATCGGTGCAGTATACGGAGTCACCAGGGAGAGGAATTCTCCGGTCGAAATCACCGGAATCGAATTCCATCCCCCATGTGGCTCCATCAAACAGCCTAGAACGGAAGCTCATTACCTGGCACAGTTGCCTTTAGACGTTCTTTGCTGACCATAACCACCTTTCCAATTTCTGCTTCTGCCCAGGCTGGAATGTCAGCTACATCCTCAACTCCTCCTAACCACCAATCACGCAGCTGGTCTCTCGTCCAGTTGTTGCTTTCTGCTTCCGGAGGAATCTTGTGAGCACGAGTCAGGACATTCTGCTCATCGATGGGTGTAACCAGTTTTCCCTGACCATCGCGTGTATTATCAAACCAGGCAACTACCAGTTGGCCTTGGGCTTCATCAGTGGCTAGGATAGCCATTTCGTTATAGACTTGCATTTAACTTTCTCCATCTATCATATAGAACAATTGGAAGGATCTGAAATCCGTAAAGAGATAACTCTATCATATCGTAGTCAGGAAATACCGGCGTAGGAACTTTGACATGGACTCTGTCAGGTTCTTCATCGAGGTCCAGCAAAAGAGCAGGTGCAACTATTTCAGAGTTTCCAACAACGTATACGGCTTGTTCAGGGTGGTTGTAGTCTTCCAGGTCTGTCGTTATGCCTGGTTTTTCCATTTCAAGTGAGACATGCTTAAGTTTACCAAGCGGCATGAGCTCTTTCAAGCTATGTGCTACGCACATATTCACTTGTTGAACCATAGACACGGCTCCGTAAGGAAACAGCTTCTCTGGTAAACCAGACTCATCTACAGGTCCACCATCAGGGAATAGAGCCAGGCAATAGACATCTCTATTTCCGTCAGGTGCTCTATAATATTTCATCATGCTGTAAAACCTCCACTTGTTGATCCGTACCCACTTGGCCAGCTAGCGTGGTCTCGGTTGACACACCACTTACCTCCA